AGGACTTTGTGCAGCCACGTCATGCAGCTCATCCATCTCGTAGCCGTTCTGTATCCGAACCTCAATCCTACCTTGGTTCGGATGTGAACGTGTTACCACACCAATGTAAACAAGATGATTCGGGGCGTACTGCTTAGTACTTGTATAACCCCCTGCCGTTGTTGCACTTAAATACAACTGCGACCCCTCTGCAAATGCTGATGTATTCAACCCATCCAAGTCACCAAAGGCTACTAAATAGCCATTACTGTTATTTGATATATCCGCTTGAATAAGTCCAAATGTCTGTGCAGATGTCGCATCTCCCGTTGCTAATGCCTTTGCTACCGTTGGTCTGCTTCCAACCGCACCATTAATGTAACAAACAGTTCCTTTGGTAAGCGTCGCACCCGTGTTGTTTCTAACCTCACGAACAAGAGTACCCGCTTGTCCCGTAATCGGAAACGCCACCAATGACCCATCACCTGCAATGTATTGTGTTGTATCTCCCGTTGCCGTTACCGCAAGTGTTCCCGAACTCGTTATAGGCGAATTGGCGACACTAAATGCACTCGGCATAGTTAATCCTACCGATGTGACCGTACCGCTTGGAATGGCAGGAAACGTAGCCAATGAACCATCACCACGGATGTACTGAGATGTTGTACCAGTTGGGTTGTTGTATTTGGCGTTTAACGCATTCTGCAAATCCGTTTGGTTGCTCAACGTGCCTGTAATACTTCCCCACGTTCCACCTGTTGCTGTTCCGTTCTGCCACAAACCAGTTGCTGAGTTGTAGTACAGGACCTGATTGTTAAGGAGTGGGCCTAGGCTTACATCAACAAGGTCATCCAAGCTATTTACTGCTGGAAGTATGGATGTATTTGGGTCAAATATTACCACATCTACAATGTCACCAACTGAGCATGCATCATTGAGTGTAATCTGGTACTCTCCCATTGTTGTATACGAAGAAGAGTTAAGCTTTACACCGTTTAGGTATATGTCAAAAAGACCTGCATCAAAAGGGAATGATGTAGTAAACACAGTCTGCCCAGCTGTTGCCACGAATGCCTGTGAGTTTCTTACGGCAGAACCGGGACCTACATTAATCCACTGACCAGTAGCTGCGTTATACCTCAGCAGTTGGTTGTCTAGAAGATTAGTTATAGTTACATCTGTGAGGTCGTTTAGTTCTGAGCCGGGGAGAAGAACTGGTATGTTCAGCAGCGCAGCATCAGCATAGATAGGATTCAGTTCTCCGTAGTCGTATGCGGATATCTTAGCAGCTAGTCTCTCAACAACTTTATCTAGCTTCTCTGTGCCTAGAAATAGGTCGTCAGCGTACTCAACTGATTTCTTGTATACGAATATGATATCCCGCTCATAGTCGAGCGCCTCGTTATCTTCTGCGAACATATTCTCGTAGGCAATCTGGCCTATCTTGTACATAGTCCTGTCTGCCTTTAGCAGTATCGTACCTATTTGCGGTGCTGTGTATGCCATGTTAGTACCCTAATGTGAGGTTATCTACAATATATTTAGCCCTGTCTAGTGATGCCTGTGATGCTTGAAAGTCATCATCTATGGCAGCCTTCTGTGCTGACTCCTTCTCTATCCAGAGCCTCATAACATCCTTTACGTACTTGTAGTTCTTCTCCAGTGACGGATTGATTGCCATGTTGTACGAGAATGTATAGAATCCACTCATGGTGTAGCAGATGAGTACAGCTGCATCAGTCTTGGTGTATACCGAACCGGGCTGAGGTGCGCTTGACGTGTGAGCCAAGGTTACCTCGTATGAGTAGTCTTTGTCTATTGCCGTAAACTCTATGGAGTTACCGCTTGCAAACGGCCATACATAAGCGTTGTAGACGGTAGCACCTACTGTTAGGTAGGTTCCGTCAGACTTCTGTATGGTTAGTCTTCTGGCCGTAAATGTGCCAGTTCCCTCTGTGGCGTATGAGGAAGTGTCGTTTACGGTAAACTTCGTACAGTCTCCTGTCTGGGTTACCGAAAATGCTGTAATAAAAGGCATATAGTTCTATTTATGCAAATATACCAATTATCTCCTGATGTATGCCTCATCTGGATAGTCGTAGTTTCCATGAATAATAGATAGCATCTCATACTTGCCACGATTATTACCAAGCTTAGCATTATATAATATAGTATTAAGCTTTCCAGCATCTACTCCTCCAGCCTTAGCAGCCTCGTAGTAGCCATGAATATCACGAAGAACATTCTTGTATCCATCTAAGGCCATTTGGTATCGTTGTTCTTTTTCAGCATCGGATACATACTTAGAGTTTTTTACTTCTCTGTATATGTCTTCTGCAATGTCAAGTCTCTCCTTAAACCCAGTATCTCCTGTATTTTTCTCTCCCGGTGTTGCGTACACATATCTAATAAATGCCTTCTCCAAAGGAACCTCATAAGTCCTAGCCAATTGATTGAGGATTTCTGAATTAACTCCTTCTGCATCACCTTGATTATGAAAATTGTACATTTTATACATAGAGTTTACGGCTCCCGGAGAAACTCTCTTAAGTATATATCCACCAACGTCCATTGCATTAGACTTGAATGACGGATTCTCTGGGTTTACTATTTTTTCTCCAAATTCGTCTTTATTATTAAGCAGGTTCAAGAATGTGGTAGCTGCCATATCTGGAGAGATAAACGGTATAACTGCCTTTCCAAGAGTCTTAGCCATCGACTTAAAGAAACCTTCCTTATCAGATAAATTGCTCCAGAATGTACTCCAAACCTCCCTTTGATACTTATACGGGTCCCTAGCTCCAATGTCTACATAAACCAACTTACCGTCTGAAAATTGAGTTCTTATATCAACACTTTCTTTATTCCAAGGAGCCTTATACATTTTAGCATAATTCCTCTTTTTTATCTCTTCTTCATCATCAAATAAATATCCAACCATACCGCTGAGACCTTGTCCAAGAGCCATGAGTCCGTAGATTTGAATTACACGAATCATTCCATTATAGATTATGGTTCCAACAAGTCTATTTCTACCTATTGCCTTAATCTTTGGGTTCTTGCTTTTCATCTCCTTTCTAGCTTGAGATAGCGTGTTGTATGATGTTCTTACAGCTTCTACTGGAAAGCTTAAGAAATCTCCCAATGCGTATACCTTACTTAATTTCTTTACAAAGGTTGGCACACGACTAAATGTAGGGTAGTTGCTTTTGACTAGCTCAGATGCATGCTTTATAATTTCAACTCTCTGTTGAGGCTCAAGGTCTTCAAACTCTTTTCCATATTCTGCAACTGAGTAAAGATTAGCTTCACTAACAAATCCAAGTATTTTAAATATATCATCTTCCCAAGCGTACGCCTTTTCCATAGCACGAGGAATCTTATTTATATCTCTTTTTCTATCGCTTAGAAACTTCTTTGTCTTGCCATATGTTCCTGATATCGTATACTTTTTTGATGTATCGTTTATGCTTGCAAGCATAGACTCTACATCCTCAAACTTATTAAAGTACTGCTTAATCTCACCAGTACCTACATTATTGTTGAGCACACCCTCACGGCGCAAAACATCTAGTAATGCATCTAACTTTTGCCTATTTCCTTTTTTTAAGTAGTTAAATGTTTTACCAATATACATCCAGTGTCCATTAACAATGGAGAATGCAAAACTTCCAAGAATATTTCCTACGTGAGTAGCAGGGTTGTATACAGTTTTGGATTTCCTTAGTATGCCAGCAATTTTTGAATAAACGTTTGCCTTTTCATTCTCTGCAAGTGTTAGCGCCTCCTTAATTTCTGGGAATGTATACAGCTCCCCAATCGGTTTTAAGCCCTTCGTCTTCTTTGCGTCTATCTGTACGGTAGCTTCCCCAGTTGGGCTTTTGAATAAAAATTTACCCATACCTTCTTCCCTTAGTTTATTCAGGTAGTCTCTATGACTGGCTATATTCGCTAACTTAAATATGCTACCGTAATACTTATATATGGGGTCAGTAAACTCACCCATAAGCGCACGAATAGCTGGTGCTTCTTCTAGTAATTCGCTTCTTCTTGTTATTGATTTAGTGTTCACAGCTCCTTCTATCGGCCTTCCTCCAAACTTCATATCTTCGTCAGACAGGTGAAAATTGGCCTGTGATATAGCTTCTTGCTTTATCTCAGCATCAGTTAACTCTGGGCTATCTTTTTTTATTTTTTCTTCTAAAAACTTTAGTGCTGCATCAAGCTTTGCTTGGTCTACGTTCTTTAGCTTCTTAACCACATTTTCTACAGTTACGGGTCCTCCTTTTACTGTAAAGAGTTCGTAAGAGCGAAGCATGTACTTTCCCCTGTTGTTTAAATAAAGCTGCCTAGACTCCTTGTCTTCTATTACACCTAGGTCAATAATCCTATCTGTAAGTTTGTCAATGTGAGTCCTCATCTCTGACAGCTTGCTTGCTAAGTCCAAAGGAAGTTCAGCATCTGTCATATTTCCTGATAAAAAGTTCTCTACGTCCTGAGTAGTAATTACTCCTTTGTATTTCTGTATAAGCTCTGTAGCTTGATTAGTTAGCTTTTCTGCAGTCTTAACTTCAGCCGTAAGCTCGCCACCCATTTGGTCCTTGAATGTCCTGATAGCAGGGCCAAGAGGTCCTGCAGATGTAAACAGGTGGTCTATCTTAGCTTTTGCCTTGGATGAGATTACAGTCGTTCCTGCCACCTTTACAGGTTTTCTTGTCTCCTTAGTTGGAGTTTGTTTCTGGAATTGAATCCTGTCGTCCTGTGTGCTGAATGTACCTACGTTAGCTGTGGCAGATTTAATTTGATTCGGGGTAAATGCCACATATACGGATAAACTGTCTGACACTTTCTCTATAACTCCATCCTTGCCCAGTATGCCAGCCACATCAGACATCATTTTGTCATAACTGGTTTCTTGGTTATAAGACCTCTTAATGTTCTGGAGGACTTCTTTATCAAACCCCCTTACGCCAGACATGTCGTCTACGTACTTCTTAATCAGTTGCTCCTTTGAAAGACCTTCTGACTTTGTATAGAATGGTAGGTAGCTCTCATAGAACCACTTATTGTCTCCATTAGAGAACAATTTATAAGCCTGCTCCTTGGTGATATTACTAGACCTGTTGTCTACAACAAGAGGATTCTTTACACTGGTAAACACATTCATCGGCTTGCCGTATTGAGATGCAGCCTTCTTGTTGTCTGTCATGTAGAAGCCGGGACCCTGTTGTGAGAGCCTAGATTCCCAAGACATTTTATTATACTCGAACTGGTCGAACTTAGCTTTAGTTCCGTGGAACAAAACTAGAGGCTCACCGTTCTCGTCCACCGCTTTAGATGCACTTTCAGGGTTAGCTTCCCAATCACCAAACCAAGCTTTAAACTCTGGAGTACGCACTTGCTCGTACTGCTTTGCATTGAGTTTGGATGGCTGACCGTTAGGTGCTACTCTTTGGAATTGTGGAACCCCTTTCACATCTGGAGTCTCAACCCTTTCAATCGGGCCCTTTGGATACATACTTCCAGCAACCATAAGAGATGCCTTCTTTGTATAAGGCTTTCCTTTTGCTGTGATAATATTCTCTGGTAAGAATAATTTATCTATAAGATATCCTCCATCTAGTATGAATGGGTCTTTACCGTAAAACTTAGCATTGAACTGAGGATGAATTATTCCATTTTCTTGTATATCAGTAGGTACAATTTTACCATCAGATAAAAATCCATTTGTTACAAATCCCCAGTTTCCATTATCCATAAACTCTTTCACAATACCATTCTCACCTATCTCATAAAACAACTTTTCTTGATTCAATCCAAACCTTTCCAAAAGCTGTTTGGCTATAAATTTATTAGGGTCCTTAGATATATATCCCGGCTGGTCTTTCATACCAGCACGAGTCGACTTTTTGACTATTCCTGCAAGCATGTTTGATACCAGAGCGTTCCTTGCCATAAAGTTGTTTCCTATATCCGTAAGTAATGTTTGAATCATATCATTCATAACATCCGGATTAGTCATATCAGCTCCTCTGAACTTTTTTATAAACTCAGCATACTCTTTCTCACCAAATGCATTTTTTATTTCGACTATATCTTTCCCAAAAAACTCATTTTTGAACTGTGATGTTCTAAGAATAGATTTCGGCAACTCAGATACGGCATCAAGCGTATACTCAAGGGAGTAGGCATTACCAAGCATACTTTCTGGAGCTTGTGTAGTAACAAGAACAACACCCTCTCCGTTTCTGTCAGGAAATAGTGTATTTAGTATCTTGGAAACCTGATTAGGCTTTTCTATTCTAGTTGACGCAAATCCAATATTGCCATCTACGTTTGGCTTTAGTGCTGTATAATTAGGACCACCATACATGAAAATTTCTTTTCCGGAAGTCATTTTTAGTTTACCAACTTTTGTAGGGTCACTATTTATTGCCGTAGCTCTGCCACCGAATTCATTGTACACATCTTCCATGCTCTTGACTGGAAGCTTTACCAATTCTACTCCTTCGAAAGTTTGAGGCTTACTAAACTGAAGTGGGTTCGTATTGCTTACCTTAGATTGCTGAATACCATCTTCAGATATTCTACCAGATGCAGCAACAACTCCTTGATTTCCGGAATCAGCATAATTATCATTGATTACAAAACTTTCAAGCTCTGCTCTACTAATGTAATTTCCTTCCCTGAAGTTTTCCGTCACAAAGTTAGCAAGCTCTATGAGGTCAGCTTCATTCTCGATATCCATGAGTTGAAGGTCAGACTTACCTATGCCAATCTTATTAAGCATATCGAGAATAAACTTCCTAATCACATCGAAGTTAGTAGGATTTACTACAATCCTGCCATCAGCTACTCCAGCAACAAAGTCTGTTATAGCTTCCTTCTTTTGAGTAACATCTCCATCATAGTTTGCCCTTGCTTGTGCTATTATTGGTGCTGCACCTTCTATAGACTCAAGCTGTGTGAACAAGTTATTTATGACCTCAGGGTTGTACCTCTCAAGGAAGTCAAGTATAGGATGGAATCCTTCGTGCAGCATCGTATCGGATGCCAGATTATCCATGTTCAAGTGTATTGTTCCGTCAGTGCCGAGGTAGAATCCTCTGCTATCAGCGTCTTGTTGCTGTCCACCTGCAGCAAGCACGGCTTCAGTAAAAGTCGCTTTGTTGTGCAAGTTGACTACGGGCTTGTTTCCTGTCAAGTCTTGGACAGGTCTGATTATAGAATCAACTACCCTAAGTGCATCCTTTACTACCTTTCTTTGAAGTCTGTTCAGCCCACTAGGTATCTTGTTTGGTTGGTCTGCTACTATCTTTCCAAAAGCTGGCTCAGTGGTTACGCTAGGTTCTGCTGTTGGTCTAGCGGTTGGTTCTGTTGGCTGAGCGGTTGGTTCTGCTGTCTCTTGCTGAGAAACTGTTGCATCAACTGGAGCTGCCTCTGCTTGGGCAGCAGCTTGAACTCTTGCGTTCTCGAGCTCTTGGGCGTGCTCTGATTCAAGGAAGGCTTCAAATTGTTCTTCATCTTTCAGTATTTCTTTTAGTTGTATTTGGTATGCCAAGTCTTGTGCAACCTGACCCCTGAACTTACGTCTCTTTCCGGCAGTTGTCTTCAAGACAACATTCATTACTTTGCCGTTCTTGTCGTAATTGATTGCGTCAGTTGGAGTTTCATTATCGTTAACCATGTCCTGACCTTCTACACGGAAACCTCTGGGAGTCTCTGTAACAAGAATCTCATCGGTTTCTATTCCGAATGTTTCAGGCAGCTCGTTCATGAGCTTGTTAACGTTTCCTATCTCTATAATTCTATTTGTGCCTATTATCCTAGCCTCTACGGTTTGACCCTGTTGATAGATAATAGCTGGCTGTCCTTTAATTCTAACCTTCTTATTCAGCAGAGCTGTTACCGGGATGTCGTCCCCCTCTTCGCCGATGATATAGCGATAGCCAACATTTGCTTCATCGGTCTTTTGGTCTTCGACTTCTTGAGTTCCTTTAGGTTCGCTGATATCGCTGACTGCACTGCTTTCTTGGACTGGCTCTTCGCTTTTTTTAGTGGCATCTTGAATTGTTTTTTTAAGTTCGTATGTAGATTTCTTTATCTCAATAGGGTCCTCTCCTTCAAATTGCTTGAAGTACTTTCCCTTATCTTCAGTGTATGTAAATTTACCACCACTTGCATTCTCACGGATTTCGTCATTAATTAGCTCCTTAGCATCAGTTAATGTAGTCACCTCAGCTTCAACATCTGGCTTCATGGATTCATCAACCATTTCAAGCTCAGCCTGCCAGTTAGACATCTTCTCGTCTATACCGTTTCTCCTATCAATAAGGCTTATAATGTTAGACTTAGCCTCATCTGATATCGTAGCTGGTATTGTCTGCTTAATACTATTGTATTTGACAGCGCTCTGTCTCATTGCGTCAATCTCTTCCTCGCTGGCATTTGACTTAGCCATAGACTCCTCAAGCTCAGATATTATACTGTTTAGCTCTGTTTCGTCTTTTGCATTGGCTATTTCCTTGACAAGAGTGTTATCAACGTTGGACATCATGGTGGAAGATATTCCCATCGGTCCGCCAATAGCAAATCCAGCAGCTCCTGAATTTATTATGTTTTTAAAAAAATTCTTTTTAATATCTTCTTCGTCAAAAACTTGTTTATTTTGAACGGCATTTGTCAGTAACTTAGCAGCATCTTCCAAACCAGCTTGAGTGCCTTCTGTTAAGCTTTCAACACCAGCTGCATAAAGTGCTTTTGAAGTACGCCTTCCTATAGTTGATAGCTCCTTTTTAAGCATCTGCTCTCCAACCTTCTCTACCACATCCATGGTAACCTTAGTATTGGATTTAGCCACCTGCTTCAGCACATCTGCTGTAACTCTCTTCTTTACGGCATCAAATGCAGGACCTGTCCCGAATATCTTATCAAATGCAAGCTTTTCAAGTAAACCGTTAATAGTTCCAACTGTAAGTGCGTATGTCTGCTTTGCTAATCCATTCTCTTCTAGGCTTCCTTTTGCAACCATATCATTGTAATCCTGAAGACCACTTCCATATCCTTGAGCGAAATATGTTGAACCAGCGGGTACGCCAAGTGCCGTAGATGCAGCAGCTATAGCCAAGTCTCCAACCACCCTACTGCCCATTAAACCAAGTGCTTTTAAATCTTTTGAACCAAATCCATCATATAAATCCCATCCACTTTGAATAGATTCTACAACTCCTTCATCCTGAGTTTTTCTTGGTCTAGCTCCAGCAATTTCCATCGTAGTGCCTACTGCCTTTCTAATTGCTTGCTTTTCCTGAGGAGCTAGCTTTTTGCCAGACATGTATTGGTAAGCTCCTAAGAACGCTTCGTCACCAATATACATAAGCGGGTCTACTGCTGATACAAATGAGTCGTACAGAGCCCCAATGTATGAACCGGATTTCTTTTTATCTTTTGATACAGCTTCGTCAAACCTATTTGCCTGCATTGTAGGAAGCTGCTCTTGGAATGTAGGAAGGGTTTGTGTAGGAGATTGAGCTGCTGGAATTGGTCCAGAAGGAGACATCTTTTTATTGAATTCATCAAATGTACCCAACTCATAATCTTTGCCAGCTGCATCGTAAAGAGCTTTTCGTTTTGTCTGGTCAGACATCTTAGTCTTGAACTCGTCAAAAGAACCCAAATCGTACTCACCCGATAACGCATCATAAAGCACTTTTACTTTGTCTGGCATCTTCTTAATTATTTATTAGAATCCTGATATCTTTTTCTTCGCTGTTGGTTTTGCATTTCCTGTAGCACCTCCAGACACTGGCCTTGTCCTAGCCTTATATTCTCCCGATGCTTCTACTAGTTGTGCCTCAAGAGCATCTGGGTCTATCTGAAGTCCAGTAGACCCTTTTCTAGTCATAGTCTCTATATTAAACAAGTTAGTAGCTGGATTGTATGTAGCACGCTCTATAATGTCCTTACCACCAAAAGAACCAGCTAGCGAGTACTTCTGCATTTCTCTTGTAACGTCCATTGGTGCATTTAATCCTGCAGAAGCTTGCTTTATAGCCGTAATCGTATTGTATGGATGACTTATTACTTCTGTACCAACTTTTCCACTACCAGAAGATTGACCAGCCTTAGCTATCCTTCGTTCAGTCTGACTAAGCTTCCTAGAAGATAACTCTCTTTCAAATTCGTCATCAGCCCTGCTTCGGTCTATCTTAGTCTCTTGAGCTTCTTTCCTATATAACGGAAGACCAAACACCATTTCTGGAGTTATGTCTCTTTCTGACCGTATATTAGGGAAGTACTCCTTTATTTCATCAAGCCTATCCATAGATGCTTGTGAGCCATCTTTTAGACCCTTAATCAGCAACTCGTAATCCGTCTTAGCACTATTCGCAATCCTTGGATTCGACTGACCAAGTTTAGCCAAAACATCAACTGTTGTCTGAGCAGGTCTTCCTACGTATTTAGTTACTGCCTCTCCGTAAAGAGGTTTATCAGATATACTTCTTCTAACAAGTATAGGAGCTCTTTCTGTTTTAAAGTCTTTGATTTTAGCACCAGCTTTATCAAGTGTAGTACCAAGTTCTGCCCAGTCTATTTCTTTTGGTACTATATCAAAAGTATATGCAGAAGGTATCTTGCTCACATCAAAACCTGATATAGGTGTAGATGATAAAGATGTCAGCATCTGAGACACCTCGTTAGGAACCTCGTATCCTTTTGTTCTAGCCATCTTCAGATATTCAGAGTACTCAGCTTGCTTTTCCGCAGCTGATGCTGAGCTACTATAGACACTATTTAAGTTACCGAGCTGCTTATCCATTACTGCCTTAGCTACGGCAAGCTGTTCAGGCTTTCCACCACCACGATTCAATCTGGAGTAATTCAACGCTGCTTGCTTGTACTCAGTGTAAGACTTAGTAAAGTCAGGTATGTCCATCGGCCTCAGTTTCCCGGGCTGATATGTCTTCATGAATTCGTCTACGCTGTTTTCTGCAAGAGCGTCTTGCTGCCTTTTTAATTGTGCAGCCACCTCAAGACCTCTGGATATTCCAGATGTCAAGCCAGATACGTCTACAAAAGATGGTCTATAGGTCGCCATTATTTATTTATTTATTTTATCAATTTCCTGATGGTGTTCTAAGGTATCTAGACATGTCAAAAAATGATGGAGTCATTGCACGCATTGGACTTATTGAAGATTTTTTTCCAAACATTCCCTGAGGTAGAGTTGGTAAAGGTGTCTTCAGAGTCTGAAGTGGTTTCGCAGCATCATCTGTAGCAATTTTTCCAGTCATTCCGTCAAACGCTCCATATGCCAAAGCTGACCCGGCAGCAGAACCCATTGCCGAGAGCGCATTGCTTACGGCTGCATTTGCTTCTGCCTTCCTAGTTCCCCAATAGTCTGCAGCCTCTTGCTGCTTCCTGAGAGTCTCTTGATACTTTAGTCCACCCATCTGCATCAATCCACCTCTGAGTGCAGCCTGACCTTGCTGCAGTGCGTTTGCCTGCATGCCAGCCAACCTAAGAGATGCATCCTGTCCAGCCTGAGCTATCTGACCAACACCAGCCAACGCAGAACGTCTAGAGCCAAGTGCTCCAAGCTGTGAAGCCTGTTGCCTTGCCGCCTGCTGCTGATAGAGACCAAGCGCAGCTCCGGGTATTCCCACGTTAGCCTGAGTCCTGAAATTTTGCATTGCCTCGTCATACTCGCCGGGAAGCTGCATGGCTTGAGAAGCTCTGAAATTACTCTCTAGCTCTCTATTTGCAGTCCTAGCCTTCTTGCTAAATATGCTATTCTCTCCAAAGAAGAGCGGTAGTGCTGAGATTCCTATGTTTGCGATACCCGCTATGGCTTGTGGTGTCATGATTATCTATTATAAAATGGTTCTAGTATTGCTAGCTCTATATAATACAAATTTACAAATTCATTTCCATTAGCTGGCTGCAACTTAATTGATGCCCAGTTGCCCTTTAAAACGTTGCCGTTGTATAAAGCAGCATCAGTTCCAGCACCAGCTCCTGCATCCCTCTTGAAGGCTGCATGTATCTTGTCGTCCTTAAATAAGAAGTCTGATACCGCAAGCTTAGACCTTTGACCAAGGTTTGTTGTAATGTCTCCGTTTGTGTCAGGAGCCCAAACCTTGTTTGCCAGCATGGTGATTGTGTTGTACCTCTTCTTTATCTGTCCGTACTGATTGAATATTGAAGTGATTGACGGCTTAAACTGAACTCCGTAGAAGTTACAGTAGTTTGCTGTGTTGTCGTGAGTGTACAGCACACCGTTCTTCCAAGAGATTACCATGTTTTCAGCCGTAGTAATCCACTCTGGTGAGTAGTTATAGAATGAGGTGTACGCATTCCTAAACTCATTGAATCCAAATGTGTATGGATTACTCTTGTCATCTCCTGCTGCACTCTCCTGCATCACAGTTACGAACTCTTCATTGAACTGGTCGTATATTCCAAGAATCTTTGCCTTACCTTGACCGGATATGTTTGTCCTTGTAGACTTGTTGTACTTTACTATAAGCTGATTAAAGTAGAAGTGCGCCTTGTATAACTCAGTTATCGGAGTTATTCCATCACCGCTCAGTCTTACTTGACATCCACGTACAGGGTCTGTAAAGTAGTCTGCGTTTGCAGATGATGCAAGAGACGTAAATTGGTTGCCTATACCGTAATCTCCTTGGTAGTACTGTATTTTATTAATTATTTGAACACTTTGCGATAAAACGTCACTTCCGTCTGCAGTCTGCACAACAGCTTGAAGTATTGGCACAACTCCGCACGCTCTGTTTTGGAATACTCTCAGCTGACGGCCTCTAACTCTTAGCCTCTGGATGTCGCCACGCTCACGGTCGTACTCGTCAAAGTTTGCAGCGTAAAACCTATTTGTTTGATTTATGTTTGTGCCTGACTGATACTCTATTGAGTACCTTATCAGTGTTGGGTAATATGCATTCTTTGCATATTCGTCCACAACAAATGCCCTACCATTGCCGTCTACCTTTGAGTTGTACTTATCGGACATTGACTTATCTAAAATCCATACAGTGTCTCTAAGTCTGTTGTATATATCACCACGGAAGAATTTATATATAGCTCCCTGTGATGCTGTCTGATTCTGAATCATTCCGGTGTGGTATCTGTTTACTCCGCTTTCTATAACAGGATAAACCTCACCAAACTCGTAAAACAACTGATTCTCTTCTGAAGCATTCAAGGCTGGAGTATATACTTCTATGTAATAGTTGTCATACCCAGCTGTTCCAAACACAGTCATCCATGTAGAGTCGTACGGAACTTTAAGCCATGTGTTGTCCGCAGGAGTTATGTTTGCCTCCAAGCTGCTTACTACGGCAACAACAGGGTAGTCGTATATTAAGTTGGCTTGATTCTTTCTTCCTATTATTCTTACCCTATCACCTTTAGAAAATGAGTAAGCTTGGTATCCGCTTTTATTGGTCTGAAGAGAAGTTATTGCCAAGTATGCATATCCTGCACCAGCATCCTTCTCAGTTTGGTCAGTAATTACGGTCTTGAATTCAGAGGTAGTCAAGTTAGCAGTCCTAACGAATGAGAAGTACTTTGCCCACAAAGGAGCCTGATTGGTTATAGTAAACTCAATCATTGGTATCGTAAGCGATGTGCCACCTAAGTCTGTGGATACAATCTCTGGTGTTACAACCTTCAGGCTATCAGAGGTCATTACTCCATTAGTCACTCCATTCTCATCGAAGTAACATATGCCAAAAGAGTACCTAGACTTGTGCTTGTAGCATGCAGTATTTACGCCTGTAACATCAGACGGAAGACCACCTCCTCCAGCATATGTATACTGGAAGTTGTATGAATCAAGAACCCAAGCTTCATTAACAGTGTTTCCGCCTATCTTAATACCACGCTTATTATTGAACTCTCCCGGTTCTACGAGCTGAAGCGTTTGAACGTAGCTTGCAAGTCCGTAGTTCTGTAGAGATACATTAGCTTGTAGTTGGGTAAGTAAAATAGCCTCAACTTGCTGTTGAGTGTTCTGTCCTACAGTAAGCGTAGGTATTGTTATTTGCACAGAAGTGCTTTCCACTCCAGCTCCTATATCCCTCCTAAAAGAAAGCGTGAATAGGTAGCTATCTCCAACATTAGGAGTTCCGTCAAATATGATGTAGTGATACCCTCCTGTAGTATTATAAACTGGGAAATAAGTAAATGTGTACCTATTGTAGGAAGACATCGTGAACGGCGTAGACGTCTGCGTGTTCTGTACAAGACTCAGAGATTGTGTCGCAGATATCGTAACACCCGGCGTCCTTCCTTCAGTGATTCCAGCGTAAGCCAGTACGTTACCATTAAGAAGTTCCTGAGTGTTTGCTTTGAGTGGTACATAATCGAATAACTGGTTTGACTCAGCAACATCCACGTATGGGTAAGCCTCTGTGTTATAAAACTTATACTCGTATTCAGTGTTGTTAGGTATTGAAGTCTTGTTGATTGTTTCAACTAAGAATGGGTCAGAGAATGTTGAGTCTATGCTCTGCCTTGACGCAATCTCAATCTTTACGACATCAGCATCTCCAGTCTGGTACTTTACGGATATCCTGTTATTTTTAGTTGGGTCAACCTCTGTAGAAAGTGTGTCTACGTTAGCAGGAGCAAACAATCTACTCCAAGGACTCCAAGCAGACTTGGTAAAGTCTCTATATATCCACCTATACCTGAACTGATATAGCTTACTTTTTAAGTTATTTATAGAAGTAGCAGCATCATCCTCGTATCTACATATTGGAGATATGAGTGGCATTGGTCTTGCCGTAGTTAGATACTTGAACTTCCAGTTACCTGCGTACGTCTTTCCTACAGCCTCAGCCTCCTTGATATTAAGCTTCATTGGAGGATTGTTCCTATCTGTCCAGTGAAGTATGTCCCCGTCTTCTTCTGTTCTATATAGGATATTAACGGATGCTATTGGATAGTCTGGGCTAAAGTTAAATAAGGTCTCAGTAGAAAGTGAGTCTATCTTAGACATCAACAACGTGCTGATACCTCTGGTTATTGTGTTGTATACGAATATTGCATCAAACCCGTTTGAGTTATATACAAAGTAGAATACTCTCTGCTTCAGCTCATCGTAGTAAGAACCTATACAAACGTTTGTTCCAGATTGAAGACCTGCATTAGCAACTGACCTGTTTCCGGGTATTCCTTCAGCACGCATCTCACCGGGATTTCCCTTGAATAGAACGTTGAAAGCCTCCCTGTGGTGAGTCCCAACCATGACCTCATTCGGGTCATCTAGATTCATTACGCCTGAGAACTGCTTTCTTTCTATCTTCATCTTATGCTTTTGCTACAAGTTTTTGACCCATCCTGATAATCTCGTTGGCATCCCAAGGAGTTACAGGGTTTACTCTAAGCCTTGCCAGACGCTTCTGGTTGTAAAATTCTTTCCTTCTAAGTTGCTTGTCACCAAGCGTTACCCTCCTTCCTGATGGCAGAAGCTCAATATCTCTCCAAGCTATGTAAGAAAGTACGGCCTCCCTTATCTGAATTGGAATCTTGTAGTTAGGGTCATCTGAAGGGGATGACAGGTACTCAAGGATTACGTAGTTATATCCGAACTCATTGTCTAAATAAATCAAACCCTCAACCTCATCAATATCAAATGAACCCTGAGCGTTTAGCAAGCTACCAGCTCCAAACACATTTACATACCTAGCGCCGTCATAGTAATTTACGTATGCTAAATCTTGAAGCCTATACGTATCGCCATTAGTTGAGTCAGTATTCTTAGTCAATCTATCCGCTTGGTCTATCTTGTACCCAGTTAGGTTTGGATTCTTTCTGAGTGTAGAAACTTCACCGTTAGCATTAAGTACACCAACCTTTGAGAATGCAATGTAGTCAGATGGCAAGTCAACCGTCTTGTTTGCGTTTACTATGAGCTTCTCAGTCTTTGGGGTAAGGTACACGTCAAGTCCAAGCTCCTCCACACCCCTTACGCCAATAGGCCAAAGCCTTCTATACTCAGAAGAGTTTAGTTTTGCTTGGTCAATGTATTGGTAGATAACTTCCGCAAGCTCCACCCACTGGGCGCTGTCTTTAGCCATAGTCTTTTATTTAAGCCTTGTCCAAACCATCGTTGGTTGTGTCCTCTGGCATTTGTTTACGAATCTTGAGCTGGTTCATAATCCAGTTTATAATGTCGGATATGTACTCAGCAGGAACATTAAGCTCTGCACTGAGGTCTGTGTTCTCCGCACTAACCATTCTCACGATAGCATTCTTTCCAGTCAGGTTGTAGTAAGGACTCTTGAACCAGAGCTTGCTTCCTTCCGCCCAGTAGAATATCTTGCTTGGAGGTCTCTTCATGTTATCCATAAGGTCAAGCTCACGAGGGGATATTGGAATTGGCGCCTTGGCCAGTCCAGTCGATACGTGAAATGTCACGGATGAAATCCCGTATCCTCTCGAAAGCCCCAGTGGAGGGTGAGGAAGAGTAAGGTAGTAGTATCCAGTATCTGTGTCAAGTGCAAGAGCTAAATTCTTAAATGTAGAGTAGAACGCATCGCTTACAGTCTCTATACCGTCAAGCTTGATAGCATCGGTGTAGTTGACTTTTGCCATGTAGGCAAGTGCCTGATTTATGTACAGGTTCACTTCCTTCTCCGACAGGTTTGCGTCATCGCTAGGAACACCTCCGTAGTAAAGCCTTCTAATCTGTTCTATGAGTACCTTTCTGGTCATAGTCCATCATTTTTTATGAACTGAGAAGCTCTCATGAGGTCTCCGTCCTTCAGGTTTATGCCAATGATTCCAATGGCTCTGTATATAACTTCGTACACATCCGTATCACCCCAAGCCAAGTCTGCGTTTGATGCAGGCAAGCTGTTAACCGGGTCGTACACAAGAGCTCCAGTAAATGCCCACCTAAGTGTTGGAGGTGTAGCTATGTACGTCAACTTAGCCGTAGCAAGTGTAGATGGGTAGAACTTGTAGTTGCTACCAATCTCATAATATATAGGTTCTGTGTTAGTCGGTGCATCTATGGCATTTCCAACGTAAGACGCAATCCTATCCTCTGCAACAAACCTGACTGGGTAGTCATCATCTGTAGTCCTAATCGCTACAGTTTTATATAGACCTGCAGGCTTTGGTGCTGTCTGAGATGTTATTGTTAACGTAGATTCTGTCAGGAATGAAGATAGCGTGTCAGCTATTATTGCAGATGTGGACATACCTACAGGATTCTTTGGATTCCTGTTCGGGCTGCCTGTGTCATCTGATATGAATGCCAAGTACTGGTTCTGAGCCATGTTGATGACCATGTTAAAGTCATCCGGGGACAGATACGTACCCTGATACTTGTCTACCAAGTATGACACTATTTTGTAGACGTCATTAATATTCATATTGCAAATATAAAATAAAATTCCCAGCAGTAAGATTACCGCCGGGAATAACCAATCGAACCTGAAACACGAAGCGTCTTAGTCAGCCATTGACTTCAGCTGATTGTATAAATCCTTGCCTTTATCGGTCAGACAGAACTCAGAAAGAAATCTGATTGGCTCTGCCTTGTCCGGAATCTGGGCAATAAACTTCTTTGTGTCACCCCATATTGCTTGACCCTTGTTGATGCTTAGGTCAATCATGTTGATACCTATAGCCTTACGTATCAGGTACTCAACTCTTACAATCGGGTTGTTATATGTGTTGCTAAATGTGTCTGGGTCTGTTTCTGCAAATCCAAGGTAGTCTACACGGATTGCTTTGTCACCCCTATCTTCTCCGTACTGATTCTTGAACCTAACACCTAAGAACTGAGCGTGTGGGTGCATGATTTCAACTGGAGCATCCATGGCAAGTTTCATTGCCGTCATCCTTAGCTCTGCACGGTTGATTGCCTGCTCCTCTTGCTCCTCAAAGTTTATAAGAGTGTAGATTGGAAGCACGTGCTCCATCCTTTTCTTCTTCTTGTTGTACATGTTGCTGCTCAACATAAACTTCACAAGAGATGTCTTGTTTGCGGGAACTCTAAGAATGCCTTGAACAAACCTAATCTCTGGCATAGACTTCTTCTTGGTTTCAGCAAGATGCTCCTGCTCGTCCTCGAATATTGTGTTTACTCCTTCTAGATACCTGATGTTACGCTCAGTCTCTGTCTCTTCGTCAAAGATTACATCTGTGTTTCTTACAAAGTAGTTTTCAGGGTACGGAATCCTACCGGGAGAAGCGTAGTATACTTTATTAATAAGCTGGAATATGTACTCAGTTGGCTCCCTCTTCTTTGCCACTGGCTTTACATTAATCTCAATGTCTGTAGGGATGTCTTGAACGACATCGACAAGGTTGCCGTTTTCGTCAAGTTGTTTGCGAGTTTGCTTCGCCATGGTTATTGATTTTTGGTTCAAGCAAATATACGGAAAAAAGAAAACCCCGCACTAGGCGGGGCTCCTTTATATCCTATCTGTAAACTATCGTACAGTGATGTACTGGTTTGCACCAAACAACTGGATACCGCAATATGACATGTGGTGAACGTTAAGTTCCATCTTGTCATTGGTTGGTACTTTAGCAAGTGCACCAGTTTCCCATACCTTGATTTCCTTTCCGGGCTCAAACTCGTTGTACACGATACGGAGTGAAGGTATCTTGTCACCGTTAACGGCGTCACGACCATCCTTCATAGGAATCATCAAACCACTGTTCTTGTAGTACTCAGTAGCAGGAGCTACACCGTACACAGCCTCAGCGTTGAAAGGTAGGTACTTCTTCAGGTGGAAGGTGATACCGTCAATCTTGATTGAATCGAACCCGTACTTGATAGCAACCTCAGAAGAACCTCCAACAGAAGCCCACTGGATAGCACCTGCAGTGTAAGCTGCAAACAGTCCGTCATCAACATAAGACCTCATGTAAGAGTCCATCAAGAAATGGTATTCTTGAGCACCACCATTGAAATCAGCAAGACGAGCAAGAGCGTGGAAGTGAGTGATACCGAAGTTAGAAGCTTGGTCCCATGCGCTATACACCTGACCACCTGCCTCAACTTGAGGAATCAAACCTACAGTTCCTGTAGCACCTTGAGGCTTACCGAACATCAACTTGAACTCCTTGTTGTTCATGAATCTACGAACAGACTCATCCAAACCTTTGTAGGTGTAGTAAGGAGAACCGTTAACTTCAAACCACAGCTCTTCAATCTTAGCACGGTCACTGATGGTGAAATCTTCACGGATTTCAGTTGTGTAGAACAACTTCTCTTCAGTCAAACCAGTGATGGTATCAAACTTAGTAGAAGCCTCGCCAGCCTCAGAAACACCACGGAAAACTAAGAAGTCATTCGCAGCTACATTAGCATTGATAAGTTCTGTAGAATCAAATGGAGTCATCACGAAGATGTTAGGGTATGTAGATACACTAGTCACCTTGTACTGCTTACCATTCTTAGCGTTCTCAAGAACCTCACCTGAACGGATAGGGCTCCTAGAGCTGTTGATGGAAGTAGCATCGATAGTTACAGTTGCAGAAGCACCTGCAGAAGCACCACCAGTGAAGGAAGCTACTTTTACGTTGTCATGCAACTTACCACGAGATTCGAAGTGTCCAAACTTCTTAGATGGAACTGTAGCCTTCATGCCGAGAGCCTCGAGCAATTGAGCATAGTTTTGAGAGCCGTACTTCTCAACGAATTGGTTGAAGTACTGAGGCTTCAAAATAGAAAGGTCGGAAACAAACTGGCGTTGTACACCAAGGTTGTTTGTGGCCACGCCACCGGGTTGTAATACTGGCATAATTATTTCTTTTTAATTATTGTTATAAACTAAACATCTTGTTCACCATTTCATCGTAGTCAGAGTTATTGACCGCAGCCGATGGTCTAGGACCGCTACTGTAGTCGATGTTCTTCATGCCTTTAAGGATATCTGACTTCGCCTTAGACACTGCCTGTGTCACCATGGCGTTGACAATTTTCTCCCTATTCTGCAAGAAATATACATCCTCTGCCAACTGCTTAGTATCGTACTTACCTTCCTTGTAGTAACGATTACCATAGAATGATTCCAAGTCAAACGCTTGTAACGTCTGTTGGAGGCTGCTCTTGTCCTCTGGTGTCAGAGTGAATTTCCCGTCAAACTGGACATCCTCGTCCTTGTAATTGACGGAGAATCCATCAAAAGAGTTCAATCCGTCAGGTATGCTCTGTTCGAACACCTTTCTGGCATCTTGATACGCCCTCGCTGAATCTTCCTGTTGCTTGGCCAGATACTGATTCACAACCTCGTCCGTGGGCTGCTGGGTCATCATCTGACTAAGGATATCTGGAAAGTCAATGTCCCTCTTTAAATCTTGGAGGCTAGTTTTGGCTTCCTTAACCAACTTCTTCATTTCTCTCTGCACTGCCTTCTGCTGCTTCTCCAATTGCTTTCTTCTGCTTGCTACCTCCTCATCGGTAAGCATATCAACGTCAATGTCGTCTTCTACAACAAACCTTGAGTTGTACTCTTCCTCTATCTCCTCTGGAGTGAGCTCCGGAAACTCATAAGCCATGTTCAGCTTAATCACATCCTCGTCACTCATTGTATCCAAGCTTGAAAGAACTTTCTGTTCGTAAAGCATGTCGGCTAGTTCCGAAACATCCTTTGTGACCAGTTTTTCATATATCGTTTTTGAGAAGTCATCCTTCCACTCAAACGATGGCTTCTGTGGTTCTGGTGTTGGTTCTGGTGTCTGAACCTGCTCTGGTGCTGGAGTTGATTCCGGCGCTGGAGTAGATTCTGGTGTTGGTTCTGCTACCGGATTTGGCTCTGGTGCTGGTTGGGCAACCTGAGATTCCGGAACATAAGCTCCGCTATCAAATGGATTAAAGTTTTCAGACATGATTGATTATTTATACAAAAATACAAATATTTAGATTACATCTGAGTTTCTTGCTCCATGCCTTGTTCAGCTTCTTGTTGCTGCATAGCCTGCTGTTGCATTGCTGCCTGCTCCGCCATTTCTTTCTGCTGCTGCTCTTCTTGTAGGTAAGACATCACAATCTGCTGAAGCTCTGGGCTAAGTGGTTTGCCAAGCTCAAATGACTTCATCAATGCTTCCTGAACAAATTGCTGTTTTACCAAATCCTTCTTCATTGTCATCTCAGTCTGAACTACGGCAAGCTTTCCTTGGCTAGTCATCTGCTCAAGCTGCATGTCTGCCTGAGCCTTAGCTGCAACTGATTGCTGCTGTGACTGGGCATTCATTTGTGAGTTCATCTGCGCCTTCTCCATCTCCGCCTTTTCCTTTCTCTTCTTGGCCTTAGACATGTACATCTCAGCCAGCTTAGTGTTCTTGATGCTTCTGATTCTGAACGCATCCTCAAACTCTATCATTCCAGCAGACAATGCTGTCTGAATCATGGCCTCAATGAACTGCCTTTCTTTGTCATCTGGTAGTATCTCAATCTTCACATTGAACACACGACCCTTGATGTCCTCAGGATTCAGGTACTCTCTGTACTGCTGACCTCCATACAGTACGGAATCATAAAGCAGCATGGCTATCTTCTTAGCAGTCTGCTGATACACAGATAGGTATGAATCGTATATAAAATCTGTAGCGTTGTTAGATGCAGCTATCTGAGCCTGCTGAACTCCAAGACCAAGCTTTGGATTAACACCTGAACCTTCACGGTACTCGTTAACACCAATCTCATCCCTAAGTCTTTCTAGGTAGTGGTTGTATATTGTAACCAGCTCCTGAAGTTGACCTATGCTTGAGCTGTTTGGAGCTTCTTGAATGGGAACACCATTCATTCCGTCACCGTCCTCAGTCTTCCTCCTGTAGTATATGTTACCAGTCTGGTCGTAAATCTTTTGAATCTCCAAAGGTGTGATATCTTTTCCACCACCTAAGCTGATATCTGACAGGGAGTCTATATCTATAATAAGGCCTGAAGGTCTCAGCTTAGCAACAAGCTGCTGAATCTTCAAATGCGCAAGAGTCATCTGACGGATTGATGTCTCCATCCTTTCGGGTAGAGCCATGTTCTCCAAGTCCAAGTTCTCGTACATGTACAAGCTGTAGCTGAACTCTACGTCTGCAACCTCTTTTGCAGCGTTTGACTTAATCATGTTCTTAGCAACCTCCCACTTAAGCATGAGGTCTGTGTTCATCACATGCACTCCGTGGTAGATTACGTACCTGTCCTTCTTGATAATCTCCTTGTTGTCTCCTACCCTCTGTGGCTCACGTTCCTTCCTTTCTACAATCAGGTTACCAAACTTATTTACCTTGGACTGGTATATTACCGTATCGATAGACTTAATCTCAAAGTCAATCACATCAACAGTCCAGTCATCGTACGGCCTATCTATAGAGAACCTGTACTTCTCGTCCCACTTTACAGACTGATTAAACTGTTTAGATTTGCTTGAGATTGTGTACAGTTGTTTCTCGTCTAGGTTAGGATACTCGTTTCTAATGTCTATAATTTTCATAGACAATATCTCACCGACAAACGACATGTCTCTGAAGTCATCGTAGTCAGAATATGAGTATATAAGGTTCTCTGGAGTTACCCTCCTGATGTTTACCTTTCCGTTAGTTCCTACAGACACCTTTGTAGCCGCAACGCCAGTCTCGATAGCATCCTCAATAAGCTTCCTCTTGATTGTGTCCCACCCATTCATGAATGTTACGTAGTCAACACCCTTCTCAAACAGAATCTCTTCCGGCAGCTGATACTCTAATCCAAAATATAATTCCAGTTCTTCGTAATCCTCTGGTGTAAACTTGCCTTCAGCCATCAGTTTAACTCCAGACTGCTCTTCAATCTGCTTGACTTGGTCTCCAAAGTTCATCCTGAACTCAGCCTCGTCCTTGTCGTACTTTTTCCTTTCTATAGATATTGGGTCTACGGCTGAAGCTCTAGCTTTCTCCATCCTCTTCATAAATCCTCCTATAATCACCTGCATAAACTTAGGTGCTATGGCTGGAGCCTTCATGTCAAGGTTGATGAATGCCTCCTTGCCGTCAACGTTCATGAGGTCTAGGAACTCAGACATTGGCTGCCTTCCTCTGGAGAACATTCTATTCTTCTGGAACTTTTGGTTCCTTTTAGTATAGTAACTTGTATTAAAAGCCCGTTGTATAAACTTGGCTATTTTCAGTCCTTCAGAAGCTTCCTTCTTTAACTTAGCGTTAGAAAGGTGGAAGTTCAATATATTCTTATTTTCCATATTAGCAAAAATACAAGATTATCCTGTTATCTTGAACGTGCGTATAGGTATGGAGGCTGATGCCCTCTCTCTGGTGGCGTTCTCAACCGATACTCCAGACAGCAAGGATATCATAAAGGCTACACTTCGGTCATATGGGGTACGATTCTCGTGGTCGTACTGAAGCAGTTCCTCTATCAAATCAGGAAACACAACCTTGTGGCAGTGACTCTCAACATACATGATGCAGGTATCAAGCTGCCTAGCCATAGCAAAAGCATCGCCTGAAGTAACGCCGTACTTGTGCACTGTCCTCCTTCTCATCTTGTCTATTGCAGCCTCAGGAGTCTTCATGAGGTACGGACGGAATCCCTTATTATTAAAGAAGTCAACAAAGTCGTCACCTACGTCATTCTCGTAACACGCCCTGTATCCCCAGAATACGGCTGCCTTCAGCATCTCATCGTGGAACATAGACTTTAGCCTTGGTCTGTCTACGTACTCAGCTATAGGCATTCCTGTGTTCTCTGGGTCTGATGAGTCTAGCCTCTCAAATACATAGCACGCTCCCATAGAACCCTTCCCTGATATCACAGATGATTTGAACGGGTCAATGCCTGACACATACTTGTGTGCATTTCCCGGTATCCTAACCCCATCCACCTCAGTGAACTTATTTCTTTCTGAATCGTTAGGGAACTTGTATACTAGCCAAGAGCCGTCCTTGTCATCTGCCCAGTCTACGGTTCTAGAATCTTTCCAGTAAAGCCTAATCCTTCTAAGTTTAATCCTCTCCTCCTTTAACACGTCAAGCTGGTTATATAAATTCTCAGAGTTGAAGTAACACTTCTTCTGGTCAATCATAAACGCCTCTTCCTCTGTAAAAGGGTTCATCCTGATTTCTTCACTTAGTGCCTTCTTATCTTTAATTATTGAACGCTGTCCTATTAGGTACTCCTTAGCGCCAATCTTGATATCCATCCCAAACCTAGACTTGATGTACTCAGCCTGCTCTTCTGTTGGTGTGTCAATAATAGACATACCGTACTCATCTATAAATCCTTCGTACCCATCGTATGCTGGGCAAAAGTATCTGTAAAGTCCTGTAGGTGTAACATTATTCTCGAAGTGATTGCTGCTGTCGAACAAAACCTTGTACGGCTCTCCTCCACTCTTGGCGTCATTAGCGGTAGATGGTATCAGGCAAAAACCAACCTTGATTGCGCCACGCATCATCGTCTTCCTGACAATTGGCCAGTACTGGTTTACGGGTACATCTTTTGGAAACTTACCGGCCTCATCAAGGAGTAGTGCCGTAATCCTGCCAGAGTCGTATGAGTTCAGTGCGGTATTCTTAAAGTTAATCTTGGACTCTAAACCAATGTCGTCATCAAAAACCTTCCCTATTTCCCTAGCTTTCTTCCTTGTTCTGTCCTTTTTCTTCCTAAATACTAGCTCAGTCTTGGTTTCTTCATCCTCCGCCCTTGGCTTGAAGAATATTGGAAGGTTCCTGTAGCCATTCATTACCATGTACACGAATGCGTCAGATGCGTCCTTACCAGTCTTTGACATGATACCACAGAATGACTTCCTGTGTGTTATTGATTTCCAGACCAGATAGCACGTAGCCTGAGATGTTGCACCTTCCCTACGTTTCTTGATACGGATAATACCAAAGCACTGTGGTATTTTTTCGCAGTAGTCTTGGTAGTAGAAGTACTTCCTGTCAACGTCTCTGTAATCTGGCACATTGCCATCCTCTAGAGTCCAGTAGTTTAGGTAGAAGTAGTGTAGTCCAGTTATGTATGTGAGTACGTCCTTGTTGTAAAACCAGTATCCATCGTTTATTTTCTTCCACTCTGCCTTGATGAAGTCAACGTGCTCCTGCTCATATATAGCGTTACCATCTTCGTCAAACTCTAGGTCTTCGAATATGGAAGGTATCTGAACCTTTGTAAATAACCTCTTCCTCTCCTTCTGGTTTTCAATCCGAGTTGGAGCTTGAGGTGTTTTGTACACCACGCCGTATATCTGATGTTCCTGCATCTATAAGAAACTTGTTTGTGAATTTAGCTATTTTATTATAGAGGCTAACGCCAGTACCTGTAAGCGCAAAAACCTTTCTGGTCTCCCCAGTCTTTGAGCCTACAACAACAACGTAACCCTTGTTTATCATTTTACGAATCATTATGTAGAACGATACCTCAACACCACGGTTGAATATGTAGAAGTCCTTCTTGTCAAAGAAGTCATACATGCCTGCCCACATGATGAAGCTGTACTCCTCAAGCGTGAGCTTGTAGATTTCCATTACCGTAGACATGTGAAACATAAACCTAGAGAGTCCCTTCACACGGTAGTTGGTTCTCTTGACCTTCCTCATGGCGTTCTGGTATCCCTGCTTCTTCCATGTGTTGTGCATGACCTGATTCTTACGGTTAACCTTCGCTATCTCAAGGTCTTTGCCATAGGATATTTGACTAAGCTTAAAATTTTTCCACTTGAGTTTGTTGTATCTAATCTTTGCCTCAGACCTAATTTCTTTGATACGCTCATCACGCCTAGCAATTATGTACTTAAGCTTGGTTATCTCATCAAGCCTCTCCTTGCATATCTTTCTAAGCTCTATCGAACTCTTGTTTTTGCTGCTTACACTCCTCATCTTACAAGCTCCTCAATAAGTGGCTTCCTTCTAGACTTGTCTTTATCCTCGTCTCCAGTAAGCTGGTTATCTATCCTAAGCTTCTTCATGACCTCATTGATGTCTCCAATAGAGTTGAATAGCTTGAGAACACGTTCCCAAGAACCGTCATCTCTATCAGCTAGGTCAAGCTGCGTTAAGTCTTTGCTATTTAGCAGTATGGTTATCTCGTTCAGCTTACGGTTAATTGCGTAGTACGCACCTACTACCCCATCAGAACGGTAGAGTTCTAGCTCCTTCTTGAGTGAATCTATTTCTTTCATACTGTTAGTTTACCGAAGCAATCATCTACCTTGATTCTGATTATCTTGGTCATCTTTCCACCAAGGTTGTGTGTCATCTCGTAGTCGGAGTACTTGTACATTACGGCAACGTCACCCACTTCGTAGTCTGTAACAGATTCAGGCTTGGCTACAATCTTAATGAGTGTCTCCTTCTTCTTTGGTTCTGTTAGGATGATTCCACCCGGACTAACTTGCTCATCGTCAAATACCCTCTCTCCAATCATGAACCCATCTAGGCAGACTAGCTCACCGTCAACAAAACCGAAGTAAACAAATCCGTCTTCGATTGAGTGAATTCTGGTAGAGTTGTCAGGATAGATGTCCAGACAATTGTCGGCTGAGATGCTGTTGTGGTAGATGAGTACATCCGTTCCTGCTTTAAGGTTCCTGAAGTCCGTAAGTAGTGTGGCCTGAGTGTGCTTAGATATCTTACCATCCCAAGAGTAGGATGTATCTACGAAGAGCTCGACAGTTGAGCCATCTTCCTTTTGAATTAGGTGTGAGTCTTTTGAGCCATTCCTTACGGCTACAATTACCCGCTTCCCCACGGGCTTAATCGTGTTGAATAAGTTGTTCATATGATTGGTTTTTTGACGGCTATATTCGCCGTTAAAACAAAGTTACTTAAACCTTTCCCCTTTGCCAGAACTTTTTCCAGAACGGTATACCTGACTTCCTCTAGACCATAGGTAGTGGTATGCCCAGTATCCAGCCGTAAGCTTGGAGGAGTTAGCTTCTTTTGCGTGTCTTTTTCTATACTGTGCTCTAGCCTCAGGTGAGTAGTTAGATGAGTACCCTTTCGCACCAAACCTAACCATCCGTACCTTGTCACCTTCCTTAGCAAGGACAACCTTCTTGTGGACGCCATCGTTGGCATCCTTGGGCTTGTTGTAGCCACTGAACTTTATGCCTCTGTAGTTTATCATAGCGGGAATACGTCTCCTGATTTAGGGTCTCTTCTGAATCCTTTCTTTCTAAGCTCCATGTCTGACAGCCTTACGTACTTCAATGGTTTATTTTCCATGCCGTCATCAAGCAACCCATTGTTACGTAGGTAGTCTCTCATTGCCTCCTCAGGAACTACGGATGCACCCTTCATTGGCCCCTTCTTCATTGCTTCTGGAACCTCTATCTGCATCACCTTCTTTCTCTTCGGGTCGTAGTACAATCCCTGCTTGGCGAGAACCTCGTTTACTCTCTTGAGCCTAGGGTCTTCAGGGTCCTCTATGTTCTGACCCTTGGGCATGGATTGCATGAATTTTGCCAGATTTAGCTTCATTTTCTATATCTTTTAACAAGTTTAGCTATGCTCTTTGGCTGTGGGACAAATTGCTTACCTTTTTTGTCACCAGCAGCCTTAGCTTTGTTGGTTGCTGCCTTCTGTCCGGGACTGAGTGCCTTCCATGCCTTAGCTGGTAGGTACCTTTTCTTCCCCTCTGACGGCTCACCAGTAGAAGTCTTCCAGTCATGCTTAGTCCACTTGGACAGGGAGTTGGAGCTTGACTTCTTTCCTGAGTATCCTCCACCTGACTTCTTGTAAAGCTGCACAGCAAGCTGCATAGCCCTAGCGGAGTGCTTGCCTCCCATCTGGGAGACAGCCTTACGCTTAGATGATTCCCACAGGGAGGGATTAGTTTTCTTAGCCGTGCTCACTTGCGGTCATGTTTATTACGTGACTTCTTGGCCTTGCCCTTCTTTCTCTTGCCGAAGGTCTTCTTTACCTTGTCAGATGGTGCCCCCTTTGCCATTTACTTCTTTTTCATTCTACTAAGAGCCTTGTCCTTCCCTTCAGAAAATCCTTCGTTGTACCTACTAGATAATCCAACCACAGTTGTACCAGTTTTGTACGGACCTGAAGCTATTCTATTCTTCCTAAGTGGATTTTTGCTAACCTCAGACATTCCTGCAGAAAACCCTTCCCTGTATGTAGATGAGTCACCTGAAGAAGGTTTTCCTTTAATCTTCTCCATCTTTCCCATGTACTTGTAGTTAGGGCCAATCTCTTTGACAACCTTTGCCTTTACAGACGTGTTGTCTTTCTTTACAGACCTGCTAGCTGGTGTTATAGATTTCTTCTTCATGGTTACTTCTTTTTGCCGTACTTAATAGTCTTGGTAGAAGGTCCTGCGTTCATGTTAGCCATTCCGCCAGCCTTAGCCCTGTCCTTTGCGATAGCGTTCAGTGAGTTCACCATTCCAGCCTCCCTCATCTTACGGTCAGCCATAGACTGAGGCTTTCCCATCTCGCTCTTTACCATAATCTTACCCTTTGGTGTCTTTATGGCTACCTGCTTGGTTACCTTGCCACCCTTGATTGTCTCCCGCTTCATGGCGGATACCTTTGGTTTAGTTTGCATTGATTTAGATTTGTAGCAAATATAATCAACTTTTGCGACTACTTTCTATCAGGCTAGCCCTGTTACCCTTGAACAACATGTTTGGATTGATGTAGTATATCTTCTTAGACTTCTTGGATATAATCCCCCTATCAATAAGCGTATTCAATCCCTTGTATACATGTGGCCGTGACTTAGTAGGATTAGTAGGAGGCGCTCCATTCTTAAATCTATTGATATACTCAATCACGTCACTTATGTCTATGTAGACCTCATTTGACCCTCTAGTAAGCATATGTATCACGTATCCTAACACCTTCAGTTCTACGGCTCCCATTTCGTCAATCATCTCTAAGAGTGGCCAGTACATCTTAACACAAGGCTCAACATCAAACATCTTGGTCTTGATTACGCCTTTAGCCGTAGGTACTTTGATAGAAGTAAACTTCTCTTCAGAAACAGTAAAATCAGTCATATTATATTTGTTGGTTTGAATTATGCTTCGTATATTATGTGGCAAATATACACTAAAATTCTGTCCCAAAGAATAAATATAGTAAAAAGTTCACTATTAGCGAACAAGATTTCACGCCCAGTCTACGTTTCAGCTATGCTACTAATGTATTCTATGTATTCCCCGGTGTGCTCCGGTGAAGTCTGATTGGTGCGAACTTGAGATATGTGACTAGCTTGGGGACATATAGCCATACATACACATGCCTGCACTGGGTAAACCTACTTCCCTGTACCGAGTACCCTACCCTAGTGAAACACTAGACTATCATAGTTTAACATAAGTTTAACTACTAGCCTGTTGATTAGTCTACTAATCTAGTAGATTGATTATCAGTCTATTATAGTAGTAGACTATGTGGATAACCCTATAACCCTATCTCTTTAGTAGACTATTCCATTATCACTACCTGTTTACCCTACCTGTTTAGTAGACTACTATATTTTTCTATCCATACTACTTTATTTCCATATATGCTTCAGTTCCAATCAGTTTTAACTAATCTTTAACTATTGTTCCTATCCTGCCATACCTTAATGCATTGTTTGTTCATTTCCAAATACAATCCGTAACCTTAACAATACTTTACATCCTCCTTAACATTTCTTTATGTTAAATCCTTTAACGCATTTTAAGCTCCATTTAGGCTGTTTTTAGCCCATCTACCCTGTTTTGATACCTATACATTACCCATGTCAAGATAGTCGAAATTTGAGGAGATTTGCTTTCGAAAACGTTTTCGTAAACTATTTTAACAGTCCATTAACTATCATTCTCACGGATAATCATTATACACGTAGGTGTGCGTTTATTCTCTCTTTTGTGGACTGTAGGATGCCCAGCAGCCATTTGTTAAAACTTTCTTAAAGCTTGTTTTAGGTGTTTTTTATTCCAAATAAAGTTTGCAATTTTACAATGTGAACGGCAGCACACTAACTGCCGAAGTTCTTTCGGGTTTCTTTAACAAATGGTCTTTAACAATACTTTGTGACGACTTTAACACCACCTTAACAAAGTGGTTTGTATGTTTGCAAAGTGATACGGAAATGAGCTTTTTAGCTCGAAACGTTCAGACATGATGGGATTACATCCGCAATGGATGCCCTGCAAGGCGCAATGCCGTTCCTGTTCTGACTCTCTTACGTCCAATGCTACAATGACGTTAAACTGCTGAAAAGCAGACTACACAAATGGGTAGTATTTGGGGCAAATGGTGAGCATACACTATGGGTTTGAATCCCGAATATGCCGACGAAAGCAGGACATCTGCAAGTAATTGAAGACAAAACATAGGATAGGTATGCCCAAGATATCCCCTGTCGATTGTTGTGGTATAAGCAAGGTCGATTTATTCACCTGAGGAAAGCCATACGAAATAACAAAATTTTAACATTTCATGACTGCATGATACGAGCCCGCTCGGGATAGGCATTCGTCCATTGCCCATGCAGTCCTCATTTTAACAAACATTTAAACTTTACATTATGGCAAAGCAATCTATCTACAAGCAAAAGGGTTATTTGAACGAAGGTATCACAGGTAAGCAGGTACAACAGGCAAAGAAGGATACCAACATCGCAGTGAAAGCAGACAATACATCATTCTCATTCTGTCTCAAGCAGGTAATCAAGCATGACCAAAACTATCTGACATCCTTCAAGGGATTCAAGAAGGCAGACCTAACTCCTGCCAATCTCCTGCCTTTGCTCACTGAAAGGGAGAAGGGATGGAAGTTTAGTGCTGACCTTGTAATGAAACTTGTGGCAAGATACTACAAGGCATCAGTAGTAGTACCTGTAAGGGTAGCTGCCTAATTTCCCCATGCCCATAGCATAGAGCGTAGGTGGAGCGATACCACCATGGGCAACAAATCAAAACCTAAACACATGGACTCTATCAACAAAATTCAGCTTCTGTGCCTGTTACAGGACACAATTGTGCATTACAAGCATGGCATGAGACTTTCACGTAACTCTGCACAATTCAAGGCAATGTTCTGCGAATCAATAGGACTGCCAAGAAATACCAAGTCAGAAAAACTCCTGTCAGTACTAGGTCACATCTATGACCAAAATGGGATGCGTGACAAGTTCATATCTGTCTGCACAAATCACGGATTAATTGTAAACTTCTAAACCAATAACCATGCAAGAAGCAAAACACATCATTAAATGCATAGGCATAGCCATGCTCATCATGTACGGAATCGTGACATTCATCTCATACCTACCTAACCCATCTGATTGGGGAGTTGGAGGTAGGGCAGCATTCCTGTTCTTTGGTATGCTGATTGGATTCGTAACATCATTATTCAACAATAAAAATTAAACACATGAATAGTAGACAGTTCTTAAGAGAACTCTCCAACATAGCAGGAGAGACGGCAGCTCTCAACTTTATGATGAACATAAAGGATTTCAGCTATCTTGAATACATATTCCGTTCGACTAGCGTAAGGCAGGGAGTTGGAGCAGCATTCAATTGGGACGAAACACCTGAGGGTATATCCTATTGGGCAGAAGTATACGGGAAAGTAAAGGAAACAGAAAACGAAAGCATATGAGAAACAGAATACCCATGCCTGTCAGGTCTAAGCACAAACCTACGGCAACAAAAGTAGAGAGGGTAGAGGATGCCCTAATCCGTAAGTACATGGATGCCTACGGATGCACTATTAAGGAGGCAAGGCAGATGCTTTCCATCCTAGAATTGAAAATGAAAATGTCTAAACCTGAACTTTATGTATATCAAGGGTAGTAAAATTATATGGGAGGGTACATCCTCCTACAATGGAGAGAAGATAGCCGTCATCATGACAGGTCTTGACGGAGACTCCACAAATGTCAAGACAGGTGGCATGGTACAAACCTACATCATCCTACAAGATAAGCCTCCACTTGAGGCAGTCAAGGACGGGAGTGATGTAGCCATATGCGGAGACTGCAAACATCGTCCATCACTGGCAAGAGAAACAGGTGAGGCTATATGCTATGTGGAAGTAGGCAAGGGAGCATCTCAAGTATGGAAGGCATACAAGAGAGACAGATACGAGCGGATTACCTTGGAACAGGCAGCTGAACTCGTCAAGGGCAAGAACGTCAGGTTTGGTACGTATGGTGACCCATGTGTCGCTCCAATTGAGGTCTTCCAAACCTTGGCAGATTCCTGCAAGGGTAGGACAGGCTACACACACAGGTGGATGGACAGGGGATTCGACATGAGATGGAAGGACCTTGTGATGGCATCCGTTGACAATCACATGGAGGTACTTGTTGCCAAGGACATGGGCATGAGGTACTTCAGGGTTGACATTGGCGTGAACACACCACTACAAGGTGAGGTGAGATGTCCGGCATCCAAGGAGGCAGGGCAGAAGACTACATGCAACAGCTGTAGGTTGTGTGCAGGGACATCAATCAAGGCAAAGAACATAGTAATAGCTGACCACGGACTAGGACATAAATCACGAGCACTAAAACAACAAGCATGAGACAGACAATCAAGGTAGAAGACTTCATCCAATTCGGTAACAGGATGGTGAACATTGAGGACAATGACACATACACATCATATCCTTCATTCTACACGAGAGAATACAGGGAGGCATGGTGTGATGCCATGGAGAAGGTGCTACACATGGCAGATAGGTACGGCGGATTCTATTTCAATAAGGGTGACAACCCGCCATACGATAGCGCAGAATATTATAACAGGAGATACTTAATCAAAAACAAATGAGAGAGAAATTAATCGATGCAATCATTGACCTAGCAGGAGATGAACTTGAGTCTACAAGTGACCTCATTCTCCTAGCAAAAGACTCAGAAGAGCAGCTAGTAGACAGGCTGATATCCGTAGCAGAGTACTATAAAAATACTTTAGAGAATTCTTAACATCTAACATTGTAAATTCGCAAACATGACACTGAAACAGGAACTTATCGACATCATCAAGGACACTCCAGAGTACTGGGAAATCATAACGAAGGCTTTCAATAAGCTGAGCTATGAAGAGCTCAGAACATATGTACCGCTCTCACACCAACAACAGGTGAGGGAGGCACAGCTACGGCACAGGATTAAAGTCATACGAGACGACCTTAACGAGCTAACTAACTACCTAAACATGCTAGGACTACACAAGGAATTGAACAGAGAGATAGATGGCATAAGCGGATGGTCTTACATCGGCAACATTGACGCAGCCTGTGACCTATCCTCTGACGAGTGCTACGATTGGAAACCATATTCATCTAACAAATAAAACATAAACAAATGAGCGCAGACAACATCATCAAATCCGCATTCAGCGGTCTTCATCAGACAGACAACATCGAGAAAGTATCAGACATCCTTGACCGCTTCGGTCTTAGGTGGTCAGTGTCCAAGCAACCACTCTTTCTGCCCGATGGCGAAGAGACTCCATACCTAGCAGTTGTCCGTGATGACAACAAGCAGGTGTTCACTACCTGCAAGGCTGGGTACACACCATACCAAAACTCAGAACTTGCTGAGCTCTTGGTACGTATCTCTGAGAAGACAGGATACGACATCCACTCAGGTGGTATCTTCAATGGCGGTGGCAAGGTATACATTCAGCTCTCCACAGGCAACGAGATTAGTGACCTTGGCAAGAACAGAACTAAAGTCAAGGGTTATGTGACTGGCATCAATGGTCACGATGGTACTACCTCACTCAAGTGGGGGTCAGTTAACTTCACCATCTGCTGTGAGAATACATTCGCAGCAGCTAGGGGTAGCCTACAGAATACTGCACGGCACACCAACTCCATCCATGACAGGGTTGAGACATCCATCCGTGAGATTGTTAGCGTGACCAAGGTTGAGCAGAGCATCTTCGATACCTTCATCAAGCTCAGTGAGATTCCTGCCACAAGGGACAACATCAAGGCTATCGTCAAGGCTACCACAGGTGTGGATGTTGACACGCCACGCAGCAAGGCAGCTGACATCTACTCAGCCTACGCTGTCAATCGTAGCGGTGAGATGCTTCAGTCTATCGGTAGCGAGATGGCTGTCAAGGGTGAGACACTGTGGGGATTGTTCAGCGGTGTTACACACTACACATCCCATGTCATGCCGACACCCAAGCGTGAGAATGCAAGGCTTGAGTCCAAGTATGTTGGCAACGGAGGTAACATCGACAACGATGTCTACGAATCTATTGTAAAGATGGCACGTATCTGATAACCACAGGAGGGGTGTAACTGCCCCTCCACTTTTAAAAACTATACCATGGAATTAGTAATTAAAAAAGAACGAGCAAAGAACTTCCTGTCCTGCGAGATGTGCAACAAGTACACGATAACAGCCACGATAGATGGAGTAGTTTACTCACAGTCTTATTACGGATACCCAAAGAGGATGGCTATATCAGCATTCAAGAAGTACGTAAAGAATGAAACTAAAGAGACTGCATAACATAAACTATACAACATGACTACAAACGAACTACGGCAAATGATTATTGAGAACTTTATCCTGCACTACACTAGCGATGATGCAGAGAGGGAGCAGATGATTAGCTGTGCCTTTGATTACTGCAAAGAATCTGATGTTGAATTTAGCTCAAGCATCAAACTGACAGACTAGAATATTAAAACTATACAACATGATAAGCATTAATGACTTTGAATTTGAGTTCACAGGGTACGGTCACTACAAGGTGACATACACATCTCCAAAGACATGGAAGAAGTGGGTAGCAATAACCACTGACATGAGGCTGATTGATGCCACCAAGAACTGCGGTGGGTACGCCAAAAAGACAGACCTCAACACACTTAAACGATTATGTAAATCATGATTAAGGTATACTTCGAGACTAAAGGGTACGCAGAACACGTAGCTACATTCTTCAGTAAAGAGATGTACATGAGTTGTCTCAGTTCCCTACAAGCCATGTGCGAAAAGCTTGGCTTTGATATTGTAACCGAATCAGTAGAATATTAAAACTATATAACATGCGGACAAAATCTGACCAAATCGAAATCGACAACGCTAGAGAAATCCTTAGGTCTCACGGCTACTACGTTGACAACCTGTGGCACGTAGCAGATGTGCTAGATAGGTGTGACGTAACTAACGAGGAAGCCTATGACATCTTAGATGATGTACTAACGGGTGACGTCATTACCCACATCAATGAGTGTATACAGGACTATATAGATAATAAATTCAGGATATGACATACCAACTCTTTCTATTCAGTAAGCTATACGACATCCACAAGCCATCCCAAGAGCCGTACGATGTAGTGTACGAAGATGTACTTCGTCTGCATGATGATTGGCTATTTTGGGACACCTTCAATGGTGGCAGCATTGGAGAGTATGAATCAATGGAAACATTTCTTAAATCACACTAAATATTAAACACATGAACAAGTCAGAACTTCTCACACAACTCAACAACCAAATCGATTGCGTATTCACACTGGCACAGGTCAAGACTATGATTGAAGGCTTGGAGCAGGAGACAACCTTTGATGTAGATAAAGTCTACAAGGATATAGAATCACGGATACAGATAGAGATTGAACAGATTGACGATAGCGATATTGCTAATGATGACTCATTTTCATTCTACTTGGATGACAGGGAGGTTTGTATAGAGCGTGTTGATATCAACTATGCACCAATTCGCAGGGCTGTGCGTGAAGGACTTAATGAGTGGAAGAGTAGCTTAGTAGCCAACAACGACTAGTATCTATGGGGTGCAGCATCCTACACTGCAATATTTTATAACCTTTAAATTTTATTTATGAAGTTAACTATCATCGCTCTCCTGCTGTCGCTGTCTACCACAGCCACCGAAAAGTGCAAGGGTGTTACCAAATCAGGTAAGCCGTGTCAATCTACATTCGTAACCAAGCAAGGTTACTGCAACGCTCACAATCCTTCATCCAATCGATGCCCTTACGTAAAGCCTGACGGCACAAAGTGTAAGATGGTATCAAATGGTCTATGTAGGTTTCATAAAATGTAATATATGGTAAAGACATTCAGAATTGGAGAGTACGCCGTAGGTGGCGTAATTAAGGCTACAGTTAAGCCGTACAATGGTAGGATACACTGCACAATAAACTTTCAGGATTACGATACAAGAGAGAATGTACTAACCATGCACAATCAACTAGGCTTGTCGCACTCAATGGAACAGGTAGATTCATTCCTAGAGGCTCACACTTCGTACCACTACGCTCAGAAAGTATCTGACTGGATTCAATCAAGTTATAACAAACAAAAACCATAACCATGCAGACCAAAAACGGAATCAGGGTCACAAAGTTGACCAAGCTTGACACAGTTTACGTAGGTTTAGTAAACGGGAAACTAATGTCTTGGAGTCTTGACGGAAGACACGCAAACAAGAGGCAGTCTAAGTACGACCTAGCCATCAAGAATTCTGACGATACTCCGAAGTATGTCAACGTTGTCATTGCTAATGGAGTCAAGACAACATCACGAAGGGTGTACAACTCAGTAGAAGAAGCTCAAGAGAATGCTCCACCAAAGGGTTACATAAAAACGATTCAGATATGAGCGGTATACTATTAGTTGGGGCAGTCTTCTTCGGCTGCCTCCTACTAATTATCCTAATAAACTACTGGATAATTAAGAAATAAATTTGTTTGCTGAATAGCAATAAATTAACTTTACGTATGGAAGATTTTAATGTAATCACCGACACCGATATGCACAAGATAGAACTAAAGTACAAGACAGCACTAGAACATCTGACAAAGTATCAGATTCTTGTGAACATAGCCGTAGCCAACATGAAGGTTAACGGAACAGAATACTTGGAAGGTATAGCAGACCTAATCGATACCAAGCATCAGGAACTATTAGACGAACAATCAACTAAACTATTTAGCAAATGAACTACGAAATCAAGGGACACATCAGACACGATTACGAATCAGATTACACCACACACTCAACTGAATACGCAGACTACAATGACGCATTAGATAACTACATATCTATATACAGCGGCGTAGCATCTGACATAGCTCAGCTTGGTGGAGACTTTGTCATCAGCCTAATTCAGTGGAACGATGACAACACGTTTGTAATGCTCAAGAGACACACACTCAACACAACAGTAGTATGACTAACTTAAAGAAGGCAGTTGACATCCTATCCAAGAATGAAAGATTCAACAACGTATCCGTAATTGGAGAGCTGAATTGGAAATCTATACCTGAGTCATACGTAGTAGACGAGGTGTACATAGACAACAAGCACAGGATTGACATACTGAAGCAAGACAAGACAATAATTGTAAAAATTCACAACATAGGTTTATTTCAAGTTATATGAGTCCATACGTAATGCCGGGCATAAAGGATGTATCAATTAAGCTGGTTGCACCTATAAAGAAGCAGCCAATAGATAGAATATTAAACATAGTTACTGAGGAGTTCGATGTCACAGTGAGTGAGATAGTTGGTAAGACAAGAGACAGGAGAATAGTGGAGGCTAGGCAGGTTATATGCCACATCATGGTTGTCAGGATGAGGCTAACACTAAAGTACACAGGCATTAATGCTCTTGGAGGTAGAGACCACACCACTGTGATACACTCCATAAAGATGTTTAATAACATGTACGAGACAGATGAAGAGTACAGAAGAAGGGCTGATAAAGCAATAGATAGATTTAATATATGACACAAGGACAAGTAGAATCACTGAACCTAGTATATGCTAGTGTATGCAACGGGTACATGTACTCTCGTGACCTTTACAAGGATGAGACATTTAGTAAGTCTGGCAGAGATGCAATCAGACCAATCATGCAAAAATTTGAATGGATGAAGAAGTCAATAGAAGCAAAGGTTGGAAGCTACCGCATCAAAGATATAGACACGCTGAGATTTGATGAGATTCTCAGGTTGCTATCTACGTTACCCGTTGAGGCACAGAATGGACTAGAAAAACTAATAGCAGACTATGTTGATAAGTATGCGATGGATAAAATGTCTGAACTGCAGACACCTATTCACACAGACAGTTACGAAGAAGAAGCTCAGCCAACCGATTTGTCCGACCTGTAAAACTAACAATTATGTTTACACAAAGATTTATAAAGCTGCCGATAAGGCTGTACAACCAAGAGATGGAGTCACTCACAGGAGTGAATGAAGAGTTTGAGACCTACGAGATGGTCAACCCGTTTAACATCATGTCCTATAGACCATCCAAAGACCCTGACGGGTTTACGTACGTCACGTTCAAGAACAGCACAGGCATGGTGGTCTACATGGACATAGATGATTTCGAGAAGCTACTAAACTCAACTGAATGAAGAGCGAACAAGAAGTAAGGTACGACATCCAAGTTCTAGGTCAGATGATTGCTGAGAAACCTACTGCGTCACGCAAGAACAGACTAAACGAACTCAATCAGGTGCTGAGGTACATATTAACAAACCCAACCGAAGAGTTCGTAAGGAAACAACTTGAGCAAGTCTCCCTGAAGATTAAGAAGACGCTTGAGTTAGGTCCAAATGAATCTCACTACAGGTTCACTGAGCCGTACAAAAGAGCAATGAAGCAGTACGAGAAGGACTCAGGCATCGTGCAGATGATGAAGCAGCAATCAATACTAGTTTACATCCTTAACGACTCATTATGACAACATTCTCTTCAATGAGTGAGCAGGAAAGAAGCCTGTTCATAGCACGTCTACATCACGCCATATGGCACGATGAGCAGACATTCAGAAACATTCAGAACTCAGTAGCACAGGCAGAGTTCAAGATACCAAAGGCAGAATACTTCCATAAACAAGACAACTATGACGTTACTAGAAAGAATTCAATCGGAACTAGACTACTTAACTAACTACGATGATACCAAGAAGCGTATCCTGTTTGATGAGTTTGCCATTGAGTTCTATGAGCTTCAAGACAGCATGACTGACGATGAAGTTACAGAGTTCTGTAAGGAAATTGTTTACCAGTAAAAGAAACGCCATGATTATATCACTATCTGGAGTTGCCCTTGCCGGAAAGGATGAGGTAGCCAAGATGATTAAGAACTACGACAACAGATTTCAAATCAAAGGCTTCTCACAGAAGCTCAAGGAGATTGCCGTAAGCCTGACAGGGATACCGTACGAGCACTGGGAAGACCAGTCATTCAAGAAGAAGAGGCTAGAGGGTTGGGACATGGATGCTAGGACATTCATGCAGAAGCTTGGAACTGAGGCGGTACGTAATGGCTTACATCCTGACGCTTGGGTTATGGCTATGATGAGTGAGTTTAGGCAAGGTGACTACTGGGTTGTAAAAGATTGCAGGTTCTCTAATGAGTACGAGACAATGCTTTCCTACGGAGCAGATACGGTTCAAGTCATAAGACCCGGATACAGAGAGGTAAATGACCACATCTCAGAGAGGTCGCTACATGGCGTGTGCTTCCACCACTACATCATGAACGATGGAAGCCTTCAGGATTTAGAAGACAACGTTCACCAACTAATGTCAAACATAGGACTATGAAAGAAGTAATCATTGGAGACAGCGAGCCTTTCTCAGTAACGTTCTCAGACGGAAACAAATGGAAAAAGATTCAGCTAGAATATCGTGAAGATGTGTTCAAGCTTGCATCAATGTTTCAGCTATTTCTAGTAGAGAACTACATACCATTTCAAGTAATTAAAAAAGAAGACAATGAACCAGACAGCAGTATCTTGGCTCACTGAGGAACTCATGCAACACCTATCTGACGAACAAAAGGTATCGCTTATAGGACTATTTACGATAGCCGAAGACATGGAGAGGCAACAGCTACTAGACTTTGGCTACAGGGTACGGCAGATTGAGGATGTAAGCGAGATATACTCAGGCATGGTGTGTGTGTTCAAGACACACCCAGAGAGGTTGTACGAAGACTACTTCATTCAGCCAACCATCAAGAAGGCCGTACATAGGATAGCGAGGAGGAAGGGAATGGATTACGCACCATCAGTTCACGAAATACAAAAAGAAATAGATGAACAGAATTGAACTCATAGGATACTACGGAAACGACACGGTTCACGCACAATCCGCTTGGACAAGCACAAGCAGGGAGCTGACGCAAGAGAAGAAGGATAGAATACCAGCACTTCTATCCATGTTAGCAACGGAAGGACACCACACGCCATTCGAGAAGAGTAGCCTACACTTCTTAGTTACATGCGACCAAGCCAGTCACATCCACCTGCTGAAGCATCGTATTGGTGTCTCCATAAACGGAGAGTCAGCTAGGTATAAGGAGCTCAAGGAGGACAAGTACTACATACCTGAGGATTGGATGGATATAAAGCTAGAGGGACTTGGCGAGACTTGGGGCGAGATACTGAACAGCATGACTAGCATCAGCAATAGATGGTATCACCAATGCCTTCAAGACCTGACACCGATACTTGGCAGGAAGAGAGCCAAGGAATCTGCTAGGTTCTTCAAGATGATGAACTCTCAGATAACTATGGATGTCATGTTCAACTGGAGGTCGTTCGCACACTTCCAAGGTCTTCGCAACTCAGAGCATTCGCAGAAAGAAATCCGTGAGATAGCACAGCAGATGCTGAATCTTGTCAAGGAGATAGAAGGCAACCCATTCGAACACACAATAAAAGCATTCGGGTTATGAAGAATCACCTAAAGGATTTAGTTGATAAGATGTTTGAGATATCCGGTCATCCTATGAATTATGAAGATGTACGAAGCAGGACTGACAATTGGTATCAGCAGTACACTATGACGGAAGAACAGAATAAAGAGTGGAGAGACTGGGGTGTCAAGCATCTAAAGAAAGTTAGGAAATGGAATAAACATCTTGCTGAAAGGGAGATGGCTATGTTAGACCTTTATATTGGACTTAAAATTGAAAACAAATGAGTGGAGGGAAATTTTCCTATGACCAGTACAAGATTGGCTACATAGCCGATGAGATAGAGCAGGAGATACGTAATAGTGGCAAGCCTAAGACCAGAGAAGAGCTTAAAGAAGAAAAATGGAGAGATGATGAGTGGTACAGGAAATACCCTGAAGAGCTATACCACTACAAGTATTCTGATGAGGTTATAGAGGAGTTTAAAAGAGCTGTATACTTCCTTAAGAAGGCACAGATTTACGCACACAGGGTAGATTGGCTGCTGTCATCAGATGATGGTGAAGAGTCATTCCTTGAGAGGTTAGATGAAGAACTAAAAAAACTAGACGCATGACACCAAAAGAACAACAAAAGAAACTAATAACAGAAATTATGGAATAAGATGCTAAGGATGGGTTGTATAAGTTTGATTACAAGAAGACATCGCTATTAAAAATAAAAACAGGACGCAGTTTTTTATTGTCCAGTAGCTTTAGATTAGTATCATATCGTTGACACCAACGAAATGGTCAACAAATTCGGAAATTCCGAATAATTAAAAATAAATAACATGACAGCAGTAGAATGGTTAGTTGGACAACTCGAATCAGAAAAATATCAAAAAGCGTATGGGGATACTTACATATCCGTTGACTTAATGGCAAAAGCCAAACAAAAGGAAAAAGAACAGATGATTGATTTTGCTAAACAATGGGAATTAAGGCAAAACGATGGTAATTTAGATACTATTGAAAT